TGGAGGACACTGGGGATGTCTTATCAATCAAGAGGAATTTCAACGAAAGTGATCCACTCCGTAGGAAAGTGCCTTATTTTGTTCATTATAAGTTCTTACCTGGGCTTGGGTTTTATGGTTTTGGTCTTACACATACTATAGGTGGTCTTTCCAGAGCCTCTACGTCCATTCTAAGGCAGTTAATAGACGCTGGTACACTATCTAACCTACCAGCAGGTTTCAAGGCTAGAGGAGCTAGAATAAGGGATGATGAAACACCTCTTAATCCTGGCGAGTTTAGAGATGTTGATATGGTTGGTGGCGATCTAAGATCAGCCATTATGCCATTGCCATTTAAAGAGCCATCACAGACATTATATTCTCTTATGGGAACATTAATAGATTCTGGCAGACGCTTTGCGTCTATGGCTGACATGAAAGTTGGCGAGATGAATGGCAACGCTCCTGTTGGCACAACTATGGCTATTATGGAGCGTGGCACGAAGGTCATGTCTGCCATTCATAAACGTCTTCATTATTCACAAAAGATTGAGTTTAAATTACTGGCTCGTGTATTTTCTATGGGTGTTCCAATGTACCCTTACCAAGTGCCAGGTGCGCCACCAGAAATTAAACAAATGGATTTTGATGACAGAATAGATATATTGCCTGTCTCCGATCCTAATATATTTTCAATGTCACAACGTATTGCTTTAGCTCAAACACAATTACAGTTAGCTCAAAGTAATCCAGAAATTCATGGGCAGAATGGCATGTATCAAGCCTATCGCAAAATGTATGAAGCATTAGGCGTTACGAACATAGACCAAGTGTTGCAGCCTCCCCCTCAACCTATGCCCATGAACCCAGCAAAAGAAAATCAAGAGGCATTAAGGTTAGCTGTGTTGACTGCGTTTCCAGAACAGAACCATCAGGCACATATAACAACTCATTTAGCTATGTTATCAACACCTGTTGCACAATCTAACGCATCTATACTTATGACACTTCAAGGTCACATATCTGAACATATAGCTATGATGTCAGAAATAACTGCACAGCAAGAAGTTATGGCATCTATACCACCAGAGCAACAAATGATGATGCAACAAGACCCTAATATGCAAAAACAAATTGCAGATCAAGTAGCATCAAGAGCTGCAGAAATATCCGCTGAAGTAAGTGAGCAATACGCACAATCACTAACTCCACCTCCACAAGAAGATCCTCTTGTTAGTTTAAGAAAACAAGAATTGGCTCTTCGTGGTTCTGAAATACAACAAAAAGCCGAACAATTTCAGAAAAAATCAGAAATGGAGATGCAAAAAGAGTCTAACGACACAATGATTGATACTCAACGTCTTCAGCAACAAGAAGATATTGCTCAAGACAGAATACAAACTCAACGAGATATAGCAGCGATGAATGCTATGGGAAGGAATAAAAATGGTTAGTTCAGTTCGAGCAGGAATGATTGCACAAGAAAAAGAAAAGAAGAGACAAAGAAGAATATTAAAAGAAATAAAAAAGGACATGGAGTCTTCATTTATTTCAGTAGACATGTTTAATAACAAAAATCAAAAAGTTGAAGAAGAGGTTATAGAGAATGTCGAACCAAAAGAGAAACAAAGTGCAAAAGAAAATAAACCAAAGAAAAAAGGTAAAGCCAAAAAACAAAGCAAAAATAATAACAAAGTTCTCAAAGATAGCTAGACCGCAAAGATTTGAAGGCGTTTTTTAATGGAGACCTACTATAGATCCAGTAACCATATCGTTAGCCGTTGGTGTTGCAAGTAAAGCCTTCGATGCAATTAAAAAAGGATTCTCAGTTGGTCGTGATATAGAACAAATGTCAGGAGACATTGGTCGTTGGATGGGAGCGGTATCAGATGTTGATAATGCAGAAAAACAAGCTAAAAATCCTCCCTTGTTTGGTAAGTTGTTTAAAGCTGGTTCTATCGAAGAGGCAGCAATGGCTGCGTACGCTGCAAAAAAGAAACTTGAGGAACAAAGATACGAACTCAAGATGTTTTTGAATTTAACTCATGGACCACAAGCATACGATGAGCTTCTACAGATGGAAGGTCAGATCAGAAAACAGCGTCAGCAAACAGTTTATAAACAACAACAAATGAGGCGACAGTTAGGTGAGGGTATTGCTTGGCTGTTATTGGTATTAGTTGTTGGTGGCTTTATGTTGTTAGTAGCATCTATATGGTTTAACAAATCCTATGCAGACGGATATAAATACAAACCTAAATCATTAACTCAAAAACAAAAAATAAATCAAGGTTTAGTAAAAAAACCAAAAATGACCACTTGCCGATTAAAAAAACAAAAAGTTTACAAAGATAAAATGGCTTGTATATATCAAGGTGCTAATAAAACATTTGAACTAGAATTTGCTGATATTAGGATTGGTTGCCCTAAACAATACAAATGCGTTTTAAATCCTAATGGCAAAGAACCATCAATTGATAAAGTAATGGAAAGTTTACGGAGTATAGCCAAATGACAGCCTTTATGCTGTTTTGTACGTTAAATGGATTTTTAGTTAAAGAAGGCACAATTTATTTTCGTAATGTTAATGATTGTTTAATGTATGAAAAAAAACTTAGTAATCAAATTTATATGAAAAATAATGAAAAACAGGTATATGATTGTATTTGCAAATTAATTCCTAAAATTGATCCAGAAAAAGTGAGGGTTTATTGATGACAGAAGAAAAAAAGAAACTAATAAACTTAGATTTAAGTAACAATTCTTTTGAGTTGTCTCTTAGAATACTTGGTAATGAATTTGTTGCAATTAAAATAGGGTCAACTAACTTTAGTGGTAAGTTAATAGCTGGTGGTATATTATTATTATTTTTTACTTTAGTTTTGCTAGAAGGCTTTGGTTTGAATGAGGTGCTTAAACAATGAATGTAGAAACATTTTTAAAATGGAAGATACTACCAAGATTTATGATGCTTGCTAGTACAATAATGTCCTGGAGATGTGCCGAATGGTTTATGGATTTAGATGCACCAACTGCTAGTCAATCTGCATTTGTATCTGTGGTTATGGGTGTAATGACTGGAGTATTTGGTATTTGGATGGGTCACGAACATAAGGGAGACAACAATGTTAACAGCTCTAATAGGACCAGTAAGTAATTTACTTGGTAAGTTTATAGAAGACAAAGACATGAAGAATAAGTTGGCACATGAGGTGGCAACTATGGCAGAGAATCATGCGCAGGAGCTTGCAAAGGGTCAAATAGAGATAAACAAGGCAGAAGCACAGCATAAATCAATCTTTGTTGCTGGATGGCGACCCTTTATCGGTTGGACCTGCGGCATTGCCCTATGTTGGCATTTTGTCCTAGCGCCTGTTACTATGTTTGTGTGTGCTTATTTATCTGTGCAGATACCAGAATTACCAACTTTTGACATGGGTTCACTTATGACGGTTTTGATGGGAATGCTCGGATTGGGCGGCTTGAGGACATATGAAAAGCAAAAAGGATTAACCAAATGAAGAAAAAAATTAAAAAAGTTATAAAAGGATTACAAAAAGCTAGTAAGCTACATGCTAAACAAGCAAAAACATTAAAAACCGTTATAAAAGGTAAGAAAAAATGATGTGGCATTGGCTAACTTTAGCAAAATGGTTTAATAAAATAGGAAATTATTTTTATTATAAACATGTAAAATGTTTAAGAATATCGCAAGGTAGAGGTAAATAAGTGTGGACGGAATTAAATTAGCAGAGTATTTATATAAGAACATACGTCAGAGAAAAGAGGATTTAGCTCAATCTTTGGCTGATGGTTCGATAGACTCAATGGAAGACTATCGGTTCATAACAGGTCAAATACGAGGAATGACTTGGGTTGAAGAAGAATTAAAATCCTCGATGAAAGGTACAGACTTAGATGACTAAGAAACTGATCGTGCCAGAGCGGTTTATGGCACAGAAAAAAGTAAACCCAACTCCCCCTTCTATAAGTAAAGCATTTGATGATAAAGACGATGCTAATCCAAACTCAAAAGACCCTTCTAAAATGGAAGGATCAGCTCTTGATCGTTTGCCCAAGCCAACTGGTTACAGAATGCTTGTCATTCCGTATTATGTTCCAGAAAAGGTTAATGGTATTATCATACCTGATAAGACTAGGGATCGTGAGAGTTTTGCAAGTGTTGTAGCCTATGTCGTAAAGATAGGTCCTGACGCTTACAAAGATAAAGATAAATTCCCAAGTGGAGCGTGGTGTTCTGAGAAAGATTGGGTACTTATGGGTAGATATGCTGGAAATAAGTTCAAAGTGGACGGTTTAGAGCTAAGAATCATAAATGACGATAATATTATCGCATCTATACTTGACCCTAAAGATATTTCTTATATATAATGGAGAGCATGATGAATAACGATACACAGACGCAAGAAGCACAGGAAGAAAACTTTGTCTATGAAGTAGAAGACGAAACACCTGTTGTAGAAAAAAAATTAGAAACTTCACCTGAAAAAGAAGTTGAAGAAGACCGAACAATTGTTCAGGAAAAAACTGAAGAGCCAGAAGAACTTGAAGCATATAGTGACAATGTTCAAAAAAGAATTAATCAATTAACTGCTAAACGTAAGCAAGCACTGGAAGAGGCAGATGCAGCTTATAACTTTGCACAACAGCAAAAAAATGAAAATGAGCAGTTAAAACAACAGCTTAATCAGTTAAATCAAGGTTACACATCAGAGTTTGGTAATAGAATTGAATCACAAACTGCTCAAGCTAAGAAACTTTACAAGGAGGCTTTTGATGCTGGAGATGCTGACAAAATGTCTGAAGCGAGTGACCTCATGGCTAAACTCGCTATTGAAAACGAAAGACTTAGAATCCAAAAAGCTCGTACTGAGCAAGCGGGAACAACTAGAGATAATGAGGCAAAGGGCGATGTCAAACAGACCCCTACGCAAACGAGGCAGACCAACCAAAAACAAGACTTAGATCCAAAGCTACAAAAATGGCTGGATAATAATTCTTGGTTTGGAACTGATATGGTTATGACTCGTGGTGCGCAAGCAATACACGAACAATTAGTGGCACAAGAAGGATTCGATCCATCTACTGATGATTATTATTCTGAAGTCAGTAAGCGTATGGCTGGTGAGTTTCCTCATAAGTTTAAGGGAGTACAGAAGAACGCCCAATCTGTTGCTCCTGCGTCCAATGGACGGTCAATCAAAAAGGGTGGTAAAAAGACTATTGAGCTTAGTCCAGGTCAAGTGGCATTTGCAAAAAAAATGCGAATACCATTAGAAAAATATGCACAGGAAGTAGCAAAAATAGAAAAAAATAAGGGAGCAGCGTAATGGCAGACCGTACTAATCGAGAGTCGCAAACTCGTGAAAAAACTGCGAGAGTACAACAGTGGAAGCCACCGTCAACACTTGACGCTCCAGAAGCACCTGTGGGATATAAGCACAGATGGATAAGAGAACGAGTTATGGAATATGATGATAGATCAAACATCCATAAACGATTGCGAGAAGGATATGAATTAGTTCGTGCTGAAGAATATCCCGACTTTGATGCACCTATAATTGATGAAGGCAAAAATGCTGGAGTAATCGGTCAGGGTGGTCTTTTGTTAGCACGGATACCTGATGAACTTGTTGAGCAGAGAAATCAATATTATCAAAGCAAAACAAATAATCAAATGGAGGCTATTGACAGAGATATGATGAGAGATTCAAATGCTGCAATGCCTATGCTTAAACCAGAGAGAAGGTCTCAAGTCGCTTTTGGTGGCAAGAAGCCCGACTCATAATTTTAATTTTTAGGAGATAGAAATGGCAAATCAAGATGCTGCTTTCGGAATGCGTCCTGTCAAAAGAATAGGTGGAACACCCTATACTGGCGGACAATCCCGATATAGAATCGCTGCCAATTATGGAACTGCTATATTTCAAGGTGACATGGTTATGCAAGTCACTGGCGGAGGCGTAGAAATTCACGCTGATGGTGGTACTGTTCCAATAGTTGGAGTGTTCAATGGTTGTAGATATACAGACCCTACAACTGGAAAAGAAACTTTTTCCAACTTTTACCCTGCAAGCACAAATGCTAGTGACATTGAGGCTTTCATTATAGATGACCCAAGCGTTATCTTTGAAATCCAAGCTGACGCTGCATTTCCAATTGCAGATTTATTAGGTAACTTTGACATTGTTTATACCACCGCAGGTTCAACTGTAACTGGTATTTCTGGTGCAGAGTTAGATGTAACAACAGGTGCGACTACTGCTGGTTTACCTCTGAAAGCGATTGATATTTCGCAAGATCCAGAGAATAGCGATGTTTCATCAGATGCAACCAATGTCTATGTTGTGATTCAAAATCACATATTTGGACAAAAGGGTGCAGGATTAGCATAAGGGAGTTTAGATTATGGCTATATCAAGAGCGCAACTAGTTAAAGAACTAGAACCTGGTCTAAATGCCCTGTTTGGCATGGAATATGACCGTTACGACAACGAGCATGCAGAAATCTATGACACAGAATCTTCAGACAGAGCGTTTGAAGAAGAAGTGATGATCAGTGGTTTCGGCAATGCTGCAACTAAATCAGAGGGTGCTGGCGTATCTTTTGATAGTGCAAACGAAGTATATACATCAAGATATACAATGGAGACAGTTGCATTAGCTTTCGCATTAACTGAGGAAGCAATGGAAGATAATCTCTATGACCGTCTTGGTGCTAGATACACAAAGGCACTAGCGAGATCAATGGCACACACTAAGCAAGTAAAAGCTGCTTCAGTTCTAAACAATGCGTTTAGTTCTAGCTTTACTGGTGGTGATGGGAAAGAGCTTTGTGCTACAGACCATCCGTTAGGTGGTGGTGGAACATTTTCAAATGAGCCATCAGCAGCCGCTGACTTAAACGAAACATCATTAGAAAGTGCATTAATTGACATTTCTAATTTTGTTGATGAGAGAAACATGATTGTAGCTCTTCGTGGTATGAAGTTAATCATTCCACCAGCACTACAATTTGTAGCTGATCGTTTGTTAGAGTCAACTTTAAGATCAGGAACTGCTGACAATGATGTAAACGCAGTTAAGAACATGGGAATGTTACCAGAAGGTTACGTTATCAACCATTTCTTAACAGATACAGATGCGTTCTTCATCAAAACAGATGCTCCAAATGGTTTCAAATATTTTGAAAGAACACCATTAAGCACAAGCATGGAAGCAGACTTCGACACAGGAAACATGAGATACAAAGCAAGAGAAAGATATGCTTTTGGATTCTCTGATCCTCGTTGTGTGTTTGGATCACCAGGCGCAGCTTAACGAACAATTGTTCGATTATTGAAAGGGTGGCTTGCGAGTCACCCTTTTTTTATGTATAATTAAATTACCTTGACGAAGAATTAACTTCGACAATTGCCAAGACAAGGAGATTGACATGGCTAATACAACTTTTTCAGGTCCAATAAGGTCTGAAAGTACGCTTAAAACTATCAGTAAAAATTCTACTACTGGAGTAATTACAGAAGTCATTACTATGGGTGATGCACCAGTTGCATTAGGAGACGAGGATAAAACTCTTGATAATGCAACACATAGTGGAAGAGTTCTAGCAGTTCCAGCACTTGGTTCTAATAGAACAATAACTT